GTGGAAGTGCCGAATATACTTACTTCACATCAATTTCAGCTTACAATTATTTCCAACAAGGTGGAGATTCATTATTAGTAACAAGAGTAGCAAGTGGTTCTTACACTAGTGCTGTTAATACTAGCATTCCTAATGGTTTAGAAAGTGGAGTAGTTTCAACGGACGCAGATGCATTATTAACTTCATTAGCAAATGCTACTGGTTCAGCAGGATCTTATACAATATCAGGATCAGGAGGTACAGGAACAAATTTTACAGCAAGTATAACATTATCTAATGGAGACACAGTTTCTACTATAACAGCAACAAGTGGTTTAGGATATACGATAGGAGATGTAATTACAATCCCCTCAGCATCTTTAGGATACTCAGGAGGAGCTGTAGGAACTAATATGACTATAACTTTAGATGCCGATGATATAGTAAATACAGACTCAGGAATAGTATTAGAAACATTATCTGAAGGAACAAACCAAAATAGTACATCTACTTTGGGTTCAGCAGGACAATTAGCAGATGGTACAGTAGATAATATTAGATGGGAAATTGTTTCCCCAAACACGGCTTCAGGAACATTTAGTTTATTAATTAGAAGAGGTGATGATATTACCAATTCAAAAACAATATTAGAAACTTGGGGTAATTTATCATTAGACCCAAATGCAACTAATTACATTGAAAAAGTAATAGGTAACTCAAAACAAACAGTAACCTCAGATTCATCAACCGGAGAATATTATGTTAAAAACGATGGTACTTACAACACTTTAAGTAGTTATGTAAGAGTTAAATCTGTTGGTACTAAAACATTAAATTATTTTGATAACGCAGGAAATGCTAAAGCAGCATTTACAAGTTCTATCCCATTAGCATCTGAAGGAACATTTGGAGGAGCAACAGGAGCCCCATTTGTAGGAATGGAAGCTAAATTTTATGGAGACATAAGTGATACAAATACACAAGGATTTGATTCAGCTGCTTTAGGTGATACAACTACAAATGGTACTTATGCAGTAGCTTTAAACTTATTAGCTAATCAAGATTTATACCAATACAATTTAATCACAGCACCAGGATTGGTTAAAGCAAATGCAACAGCAACAAGTGAACTTACTACAATGGTTACCACAGCTCAAACAAGGGGTGATAATTTAGCTATAGTAGATTTAGTTAATTATAATACTACTACATTAGCAACAGTAACAGCAGGAGCATCAGCAATTGATTCTTCATACGCAGCTACTTATTGGCCATGGTTACAAACATTAGACCCAGATTTAGGAGGTCAAGTTTGGGTACCAGCTTCAACAATGATGCCAGGAGTATTTGCTTTCAATGATAATTCAGGAGAAGCATGGTTCGCACCTGCAGGTTTAAGTAGAGGTGGATTATCAACAGTATTAAGAGCAGAAAGAAACTTAACAAACGGAAACAGAAACACATTGTATCAAGCAGGTGTTAATCCAATAGCTACATTCCCAAATGCAGGAGTAGTAGTATTCGGACAAAAAACACTACAGAAAAAAGCAAGTGCTTTAGATAGAGTAAATATTAGAAGATTGTTAATAGAATTAAAATCATATATTTCTCAAGTAGCAGATAACTTAGTATTTGAACAAAATACAATAGCAACAAGAAACAATTTCTTAAGCCAAGTTAACCCATACTTAGAAAGTGTACAACAAAGACAAGGTTTATATGCCTTTAAAGTAGTAATGGATGATTCAAATAACACACCAGATGTTATTGACAGAAATGAAATGGTAGGTCAGATTTATATCCAACCAACTAAAACAGCAGAATTTATTTACTTAGATTTCAATGTGATGCCAACTGGAGCTACTTTCCCGGCGTAAAAATTAAAAAATTAGATATTTATAATCGAAAATAAACAATAAAAAATGGCAGTATTAGATCCCAATGAAATATTTTTTACAGCGTTTGAACCCAAACAAGCGAATAGATTCATCCTTTATGTGGATGGTATTCCAAGCTTTATGATTAAAAAAGCAGGCGCAGTAACTTTAACTCAAGGAGTAGTAACTCTAGATCATATTAACGTAGAAAGAAAAGTTAAAGGTAAATCAAAATGGGGTGATGTTTCTTTATCATTATATGACCCAATCACACCCTCTGGAGCACAAGCGATAATGGAGTGGGTAAGATTACATCATGAATCTGTAACAGGTAGAGATGGTTATTCTGATTTCTATAAGAAAGACTTAACAGTTAATGTTCTAGGACCAGTAGGAGATATAGTTTCTGAATGGATCCTAAAAGGAGCATTTATTGTAGATGCTAACTTTGGAGATTATGATTGGACATCAGCAGATACAGCAACTGAACTTACAATGACGGTATCTATTGACTACGCAGTATTGAATTTCTAAAAAATTTCATATATTTTAATAAGAAGAGTTTGGCTATGTCAAGCTCTTTTTTTATCTTGGTATTTATTATATGAAAAACAAGTTATAACCAAATAAAAATTATGAGCGAATTGAAATTCCCAACCGAAGAGGTTGAATTACCATCTAAGGGTTTAATTTACCCTAAAGACAATCCATTATCAAGCGGAAAAGTAGAAATAAAGTACATGACTGCTAAAGAAGAGGATATTT